ATGTTTAATAAATTTAGGTGTCAGTTTATGAAAATGGTACGTTCTTTTGTTGTTCTTGTTCTGGTTGCTATAGTTTCTATTTACGGAACAATGCATTTTAAAGAGGAAAAAAATGATATGTTTGGGGTATATACTCCTGTTTCAATGGAGGCGGTTGTTGTTAAAGACAGTGAGGGTAATAAAAAGAGTGATATTTCTTTGCAACTAGACAAAGCAGATGTTGAATATATGTCTGGAAATAAATCAAAGTCTGTAAACGAATTAAAAAAAGTTATAAACCACATAAGAGAGCAGCAGTCAGAGGACTTAGTTAGCCTGCTTCCCAAAAATATTGAGGGATGGAATATAAGAACAGAAGTCATAGATGATGGTTTTCAAGAGGTTTTTCCATCTAATCAGGCGGTTGCTTCAAAAGAGTTTGTTAGTGGTGACAAGCTTATAAAAATATCAATAATAATAGGCTCGGATTATAATAATAAGATATATGAATTAGCTATTTTAAATGATGGAAGTGGTGGAGTAGGGGAGTATAATGGCTACATTACAAAGTTTTACCGCACACCTAAGAATAATAAATTAGTAATAGCTGTTGGCAAAGATGCCGTAGTAACTATTGAAGGCTTTAGACTTTCACACACTGGAGCAAAGAAAATAGCAGATTCCGTTAATTTGCCCGAAATTTTGTCTTATTCCAATAAATAAATTTTTACCTTGTTTATTTAACAAAAAACTATTAATAAAATATCTTTCCTTAAAAAGGGGCCATAGCTCATCCGGTAGAGCGCAACGCTGGCAGCGTTGAGGTGGTCGGTTCGAGTCCGACTGGCTCCACCAAAACCGAATTATCGTTAATCAACTGCCCTGAAAGCCCGAATGGCAGCGCGATAGCGGCGGTTTGAAAACCCTCTTTGCGGTGGTAGGCTAATGGCCTTGTAAACACCAGCTTTAACACCAATCTTCTGTCCTCCAAGTCCTCAGAATGCCAAAGTTTCTGCGGGTTTTCGATAAAATCAAAGACGGTTTGAAAACTTTCTTCAAAACTTAGCGGCCCACTTACCGAACTTGCTAGTCTTGAGCTAATCGACGCTTTTTCAAACTCCATTTTTGTGATCTTAGTCTCATATGCTTTGATCAATGTCGGGCTGTCTGTTTCCACAATCCGATCCATGAATTGCTCGATCTTTTTGTCGATCTCTTTGATTTGTTTCTTCAGCGCATCACGATCCAAACCTTGACCGTTCTTATGTTTTTTCCAGACCTTTTTCACCGCCTGCCGTGTGATATACATTAGATCAGGCGTTGGCGTTAGCTTGTGTAGGATAGTTTCAAAATCTTCTTCCAGCGTTTCTTTGCGGACTGATTTTTTGCAGTCAGGGCAATCCTTGTTGCGGCAGAGATAATAAGGGTATTTCGCCGTGCGTCCTGCTGACCAACAAGCGGTCATCGCTGTTTGGCATGTGCCGCAAAGCACAAAACCACGTAGCGGAAAATCTTCTTTGATGTCTTTCCGAACTGGAGCCTTCGCCTGTCCGTGCAATCGATCTTGAATTTTGTTGTAGGTTTCAAAATCAATTAGCGGCTGATGTTTTCCAGGCTGGAGCATTATGCCCCATGGCTTGTACTCCATGTAGCCAGTGTAAAGAATGCGTTCCAGCATCTCGCGTATTTTGGTCACGTGAATATCTCCGCAGCCATCACGCGGAAAGCCAGGCTTGGAAAGCAGGAAATACTTCACTTCCGATTGTGTTTCAAACCGTCCTGTTGCAAAGCCTTCCAACGCCTCGATGACGATGGATGCCACCGGCTCATCTGCGACCAGCACTTTGCCATGACCGCTTTTGCGTTCGTATTTATAGCCAATCGGTGCTTGGAAAACCCAATAGCCATTTTGCATTCTGGCTCGCATACGGTTTTTCACCTGCTCAGCATTTTTCTCACGCTGGTGCGCGGCAACCGATGCCAGCAAATGTTCCACCAAGCGGCTGTCGGAATCTTCCCCGAACTCAATGGCGGGTGATTCCAGCTTTCCGCCTGCATCGGCAATCGCGGTGCGAAGCCTGATATGTGTTTCTAAATCCCGCGCCAATCGGCTGATATCGTCGATGATGACGATAATGGGTTCTTTTTTTGCATGTTCGGTAAGATAGGCAAGCAGGTCGCGCATCTTGGCGCGATCCAATAATTTTCCGCTTATGCCCTCGTCGTAAAAAACTTCTTCCACGCTGTATCCGCGCATCCGTGCGAATTCGCGGCAGCGTGTTTCCTGAGATGCCAGACCATCGCCCTTTTTTAGTTGAGCTTGGCTTGATACTCGGCAATAAACCACTGATTTTGCATTAGTTTTCATGCCTTACACCATTGATCGAAGTCGAAACTTCATCAACTGGTTTCTGGCGTAGATGCGGATATTTTATTGTTCCGAACTTTCTATCCAGCACCATGTCGGCAATGGCGGTAATCGCCCCGACCAGCTCCAGCTTCTGCTCTTCTGTTAAATCAAAACGATCAATGTGGGGACGGTAGGGCTTCAGAGAGTCGTTTTTACAGACCTCCGGCGATGATATGTTCACATATAACAGATTTTGTTCATCTTGTTTAGTCTTTTTTTTCAAAACCATCCTAACGCCCTCCCTGCTTAGCGTTCAGGCGGGTGACGATTTTAAGCAGGGCCATCGTCCACATCTGCCATGCCTTCGTTCTGCCGCAACCCAGCCGCCAGCAAATTGGCCTCCACGGCACACGGGCAGCACGCAGCCAAATCAGGCGGCGTTCGTCTTCCTCATCCAGAAGGAAAATCCACTGGATGGTTTCTTCCATGCGGCTGATAGCATCAGGCGTTGGTGGACCAAGACGCATCGGTAAGCGGTCAGCCTGGAGCTGCTCCATCACGGTGCGAACTATTTCAGGCCATGCGTTAAAATGCCCTCGCACCTTTACAGATGGCATGCGCTTTAGGGTGTAAGCCGCTTCTTCAAAACGGTCGGCGACATCGGTTACTGTCCATTTTTTCATGGGTTAAGCCTCCTTGATGGTGAGTTGAACGCCAACAATTCGGCGCGAGTTATACGAATGCTCCGACCACCACAGATTCAGATCTGTTTGGTAGTGCTGCTGGAGCCATTGTTGGGTGAAGCCGTTTCGGCAGGCGATGATGACAAAAGGGCCATCGGGCGATTGCTCCACGCCGCGCACTTCCGTGCCGGAAAGCCAGCTTTTGCATGTGGCTTTGCCATATTTGGAAGCAAAGCAGGCCAGCACATGATCCCAGCCAGTTTGTAATTTTGGATCTTTGCAAGCAGGTGGCGGTGTTGGATGTTTGCCACCTGAAAACCCGCCCTCTAAAATTTTGGCGACATGATCGGAGGATGCGATTGCCCAGGTCAGATCAATCGTCCAGTCTTTGCCATCTAATTTGCCAAGACAAAAATCAGAGCTGCCGATAATTTCGCAGTAGTACCGCCATGCGCGGATATCTTCTGCAAAATCCTCTAACCATCTGCATGTCAGCAATTCTCTGCGCTTTGGTGTGAGTATTGCCTTCTGGCCGTGTGATAGTTTGCTCTGAACTTCTTCGTTCCAGATGTCTAGCATCTGCTCTAAAACATCTTTTCCACCGGTCTGCTGTTTTTCCTTCTCAGACTCTTTCTTTTCTTCTCTCTCTGTTTTTTTCTTTTTTGTTTCTGTTTTTGAGTCTGCTTTTGCCTCTGAGTCTGAATCTGTTCTGTAGTCTGTATCTGCATCTGTATCTGTGGTTTTTTTGCTGTTTTTTCGTTGCGATGCGCTGCGTGATGTTGCACGCCGTTGCGTAGTGTTGCCTTGCGTTGCATCATCTTTTTTAGTCGCACGAGACTTGCGGGAACGCTCGGTAGAGCTGGTGTGCTGGCGTTTATCCCAGGCTGTCAGGTGGTTGTTTTCGTCAATCATGCCTTTATCGTGAAAAGCCTGAAGAACTGCTTCAACCACCTCCAAATCAAGGTCCTGGACAACAGCCACTTCTTCGGGATCAATTTTGATAAACCCGCGAGGATCGTGCTGGGATGCCGCATCCAGTATGCAATACCATATCGCCACCACAACAGCCATAGGCTGGCTGGTGCGCTTGGCGATTACCCGCAATTTTGTATCATACGGCATCCCGTGATAAGCCCTGTACCATTCCATCGACATCTAATACCTCAATCATCAAGAAGACTTTGCTGGCTGTCGTCGACCTCCTTGGTCGCACGATCCTGATCCTGCGCTTTGAGAGAAAGCGCAAGGTCGATACATCCCTTGGTCAGCTTGGCGCGATCAAGTTCTGCAGCGGCTTGTTTCTTAAGTTGAAGCAGGCTTTCCAGATCCATCTGCCGCATGGTTTCGATAGTCAAATGGCAGATTTCATCAAAAGTTGAGATTGGTTTATCGTTATTGTGATCAGTCATGTTTACCTCCGTTGTTCGAACTGTTCGAACGTAAGGCTGCATGATTTTTTGATACTCTACGTGGACCTTGGTGAGGGCTAAAGGGTGACCTTGGGTGGGGCAGAGCTGCCCCCTCTAGTGACAAATTTTGCTCGATTGAAACAAAAAAAGCCCTGTCAAGGGCTTTGGGTAGGGCTGAGGTGGTACCTAGGGTGGGGCTGAAGAAGTCCCCTTAAGCCTACATGGCTTGCTGAGAGGGGATTTGGCTGGAATCAGCATCTGGGATAATGGCGGTTTTTTCTAACGCTTCCATCGGCACATTAAGCCGATAATATCCGCGCTCGTTGGAAACAATCATAATGCGCCAGTGCCGTTTATTCTTGAAGATATCGCGCAGACGTATTGCGTTGGAGCCGGAGTCATTGATAAGCGTTTTACCATGCACCCACGGTTTGTGACTTTGTGAGGCGTCATGCAGTTGTTCAATCACCCGCGCCTGAACGTCGCCTAGGTGAAATTCCTGTCCTTCCATTTTCACATAGCGGTAATCTTCAGAGGCAATAAATGCAGGCACAATTTTTTCCGGATGAAGATCCTGCACATTTGTTTTTGTGATATTGTAGATTTTCTCGAATTTATCCCGATCCTGCTTGAGAACGATAAGATCGCCCATTCTGACAAAGATTGCCGGTTGGGGCGGCTCATAAGCTAATCTTAAAATATGACCTTCACCGCAAACGGAATGGAAAATGCGAAGTTTTGCACGTCCTGTGCTGCATATGCGGCGGCAATCTTCAGGTCTTACGCCAACGAACCCTTCCTGATGCTCATGCGTCTCGTAGATAAATTTTCTTTCCTTGAGTACGCCGCGCTCAACATAACGCAGCGGAAGCCAGACGCACACCCTCAATAACCCATTCTCCATGGCGTAGAATAAGTCTTCCTGCGATACGCCCCATCGCTTTTGCAGACTTTTGAGCCTGTAGTAATTCTTTGCTAGAAATGCCATGATGTTCTCCCTGTATTATTTTAAAGCAATGCTTTTTCTCCCTTTATAAATAAAAATCAGATAAAATATCTGAATAGACAAATATACAATTATAGATTTAGAAATCAATAGCGTTAAGCACGCATTGGTTGATTTTATCTTACATTATCTAAATTTATCAAACTCACATTTCTGCCCTCGAAAGAAAGTTGTTCTTCTAGTTGATGTTATTGAATATCAATGGCTTCATGTCCTTCCGTTAATCCAAAATGAAAGGAGGCATGATGCAAAACAACGACAAAAACCGCAATGTCGGTGAAAATATCCGGCTCTATCGGATCAGGGCAGGCCTGACGGTCAAAGACCTGAGCAACCGTATCGGGCGACTACATGGATTGGAGATAAAAACAGGCTCCATCCGTAACTACGAAGCAGGCACGGAGAAAATCCCTGCTGTAGCATTAAACAGCATCGCGGCCATTACCCAAACCGATATCAAAGAATTTTACGAACCGGCTCACCAAGCCGTGTTGCTTAACACCAGCCAGAAGCTACACCTGCTGGAAGCCTTCAGCATGATCCGCTGCCGTGCCTCACGGGACACGATTTTACATCTGGCGCGGAAACTCAGCAAATCTGGAGGTAGTCATGTCTAAATCAACCTTACAGGAGCTGTTGAAAATATGGGTGGATGCCGAAGAGCATTTCGAGTTGGGTCACATTTCTGAAGGTGTTTTCTTACGCACCCAAGCCAGAGCCATCGACACCGCCAGCCGCCTCAAACCCTTAACAGCAAAAGAAGCCGCCGCGCAGTTGATGTTTGCCGTGCTCATCTGGAAAGAAGAAGTCATCACTCCCACCACCCCATCGCACATTGCTATGGATAAAATGCTGGGTCATGTGGTGGATTTTTTGCAGGAAATGAAAGTAACCTGAAAACTTTTAGCCATTTTTTATCTCAAACTTATTGATTGTTCTCATATTTCCGCTATTTTCTCATGGATGGTAATTTCACGAGGAGTAACCGAAGAAAAATGAGTTCTGACATCATGACAATAAAAGAGCTCTCAGAGTATCTGAAGCTCAATGAAAAGACTGCTTATCGCTTGGCATCTGAAGGTAAAATACCAGGATTCAAGGTTGGCGGATCGTGGCGTTTCCGCCGTGACGAAATTGAGAAATTAACAAAAGGGCAGATTGCTGAAGCCCAAAATGAGGGCGGCAACAATGAGTAATAATCACGATAATCTGATTGGTTTTATCTGGAATGTAGCAAATAAGCTGCGTGGCCCATATCGACCACCGCAATATCGCCGCGTAATGCTGCCAATGACCGTCCTTCGCCGTATGGACTGTGTGCTGGAACCAACAAAAGATAAAGTATTAAAGCAGTATGAAAAGCTTCAGGCACAAGGGCACACCGAAGATGCCATCCATAAAATTCTTGGTAAAACTGCGTCCGAAGACAGAGAGCAGCCACTTTACAACACCAGTAAATATGACTTTAACAAGCTGCTGGGCGATTCAGATAATATTGCACGAAACCTAATTGCTTACATAAAAGGCTTCTCACCCAAGGCTCGTGAGATTTTTGAGCGGTTCAATTTTGAACAGGAAATAGAGAAACTGGATAACGCCAACCGCTTGTTTGTAATTGTCAAAGAGTTCTCCAATATCGACCTACACCCCAACAAGGTTGATAATCTGCAGATGGGTTACGTGTTTGAAGAACTCGTGCGTAAGTTCAACGAGCAAGCCAATGAAGAGGCCGGAGATCACTTCACCCCACGCGAGGTGATCGATCTTATGGCGCATCTGGTCTACACCCATGATGAAGATGTTTATAAGCCTGGCATTTATCGTTCTATTTATGACCCAACCTGCGGAACGGGTGGGATGCTCTCTGTATCAGAGAAATACATCCGCAAAAACAACCCCGATGTAAATCTGGGGCTTTTCGGGCAGGAATATAATGCCGAATCCTACGCCATCTGCTGTGCAGATTTGCTTATTAAGGATGAGCCGGTAGATAACATTATCGCTGGTGACACGCTGGGTGATGGCAAAACGGCTGACGGCCACCCTGATAAAAAGTTCCACTACATGCTGGCAAATCCGCCTTTTGGTGTAGAGTGGAAAACCCAGCAAGGGGTAGTAGAAAAAGAACATAAAGAGCATGGTTTCTCTGGACGCTTTGGTCCAGGTACGCCGCGTATCAATGACGGCGCATTACTCTTCCTGATGCACATGATTTCTAAAATGCACCGCCCACCAGAAGAAGGTGGCGACGGCTCCAAAATTGCCATTGTCTTTAACGGCTCACCTCTTTTCACAGGGGATGCGGGATCAGGCGAAAGCAATATACGCCGCTGGATTATTGAAAATGACTGGCTTGATGCTGTCGTCGCGCTGCCAGACCAGATGTTCTACAACACAGGCATATATACCTATATCTGGCTGGTCTCGAACAAAAAACGCCCAGAGCGCAAAGGCAAAATCCAGCTGATTGATGCCACTAAGCATTTCCAGAAAATGCGAAAAAGCCTCGGCAATAAACGTAATAAGCTAGGCGACGGTGAAAAAGGGTCACCCAACCATATTGCTGAGATTACCAAGCTCTATGCAGATTTCATGCACAATCAAACCTCAAGCCTGACTGTGGATGGCGAAGAGCGTATCTGCTCCAAGATTTTTGATAATCGGGAATTTGGCTTCCTGAAGGTAACAGTGGAAAGACCGCTGAAGCTAAACTTCCAGGTTAGTCCTGAGCGCATTGAAAAACTGAAGCTGGAAAATGCGTTTGTGAAACTGGCCGAGAGCAAAAAGCGTAAAGACACAAAGAAAATTGAGGCGGAGGAAGCTGAAGGCGAGCAGCAGCAACAAGCTATCATCGCCATGCTGGAAGCGATGGATGGAACAAAACTCTACAAAAACCGTGACGAGTTTTTGAAGGTACTGGGTGCGGCTATCAAAAAAGCCGATCTGAAAATTGAAGCGGCGGTAAAGAAAGCTATCCTCAATGCACTCTCAGAGCGTGATGACACCGCAGATACCTGCACCGACAGCAAAGGTAACCCAGAGCCAGATACCGAACTGCGCGACACAGAGCTTGTGCCGTTGCCAAAGGATATCTCCTTCCCGCTGCCGATTGATTATGACGCAAAGGCAGACAACAGCAAATTGCTGGATTTAGTGCGTGACCATTGTGAAGACTACCTCACCAAGGAAGTGAAACCGCATGTGCCAGAAGCATGGATTGACCATAGCAAAACCAAGGTTGGCTATGAAATTCCTCTCAATCGCCATTTCTATGTCTATCAGCCGCCGCGTCCGCTGGAAGAAATTGAAAGCGACATCAAAAAGCTGGAGCAAGATATCATCAAAATGCTGGGAGGGATTGCCGCATGAGTAAAGCTGAAAACGTACTATTAGTCGCAGGTATAGCGGCATTAATTGGTTTCTTAATTTTCCAGGAGAATAAAAAGGCCAATAAGAAAGAAATTGAAAAGAAACTTAAGCAAACAGAAGTACCAAAGGGGCCATATCACGACTTTCTGGAAGAAATAAAAGTATTATTCCAAAATGGCCATCATACACAAGCTGTTTTAGAGACAAGCAAACTTTTATATAAAGCTATACAGGATAAATCCGGTATTTCAGACGTAGACGGTACTAAATTAATAGACCGTGCCTTTGGAAAAAATGGAGACTTAAGATTTAACGTTCATTCTGAACACGAAAATTTAGATACCCATGAAGGTTTCTATTTTCTTTGCAAAGGAGCTTCTTTGGCTTTCAGGAACCCAGTGGCACACGCACAGATAAAACTTAACCCACCGGAAGCTGCATTACAAATTTATATGATGGGTTACCTGATTGATCATGTAGATAAAAAAACAATTGCGATCCCTCAGCAGGGGAGTGTTGCATGACCTATCCATCTTACGAAAAATATAAGGAAAGCGGTGTGCCTTGGCTTGGGGACGTGCCTGATGGGTGGGACACATGGAAAATGACTCATGGCTTTAATCTTATCGGTAGCGGCACAACTCCTAAAAGCGATAATCTTGGTTACTATGATGGTGATATTCCGTGGGTGACCACCTCTGAGCTTCGTGAAACAATAATTGCCGATACGGAAAAAAAACTAACCGACGAGGCTTTCAAAGAAACGCCGTCACTCCGTATCTACGATGAAGGCGCTCTTCTCATTGCAATGTATGGAGCAACAATTGGTCGCCTTGGAATATTAGGTATCAAAGCAACAGTTAATCAGGCGTGCTGCGTCTTTGATAAGCCAAAAGAGTTTGATACCAAATTCGTTTTTTGGTGGCTGCAAATGGCAAAGCCGACATTGCTTTCACTATCATCTGGAGGAGGACAGCCCAATCTAAGCCAAGATGCTTTGAAGCAATTAAGACTGCCTGTTCCAAGCATCCCAGAACAAAAAGCCATCGCAGAATTTCTGGATACGAAGACGGCGGAGATTGATGCGCTGGTGGCGAAAAAGCAAGAGCTGCTGAAGCTGCTGGCTGAGCAGCGCACGGCACTCATCACCCACGCTGTCACCAAAGGCCTCAACGCTAAAGCCCCGATGAAAGATTCCGGCATCGACTGGCTCGGCCACATCCCCCAGCATTGGGAAGAAAAACGGTTAAAATTTGCAGTTAGTCTGATCAATGAGAAGGTTGAAGCTTCTAGTGTTGACCTTGCTTACATGGGGCTTGAGCAAATCGAGTCATGGACAGGAAAGCGTATTCCCAACGAAGAAGCCATGAGCGAAGGCGTTGTGAATGTCTTTAAGCCCAAGGATGTCTTATTTGGAAAGCTGCGCCCATATTTAGCAAAAGTGTATTTGGCTGATGAAGAAGCAACTTGCTCGACAGAAGCCTTTGTGATGCGGTCAACCAAACAACTTCTGCCTGATTTCCTTCAGCTCTACATGCTTACTGATAAATTCATCAATGCGGTGGACGCCACCACTTATGGTGCAAAGATGCCACGAGCAAATTGGGAGGCCGTCGGTAATTTGATGATGCTTTTGCCACCTTTGGAAGAGCAAAAAGAAATTGTTGGCCATATTCGTAACAATGTTAGTCGAATTGAAGCCGTAAGCGGCCATGTTCAAGATGCCATCGACCGCCTAAAAGAATATCGCACCGCTCTCATCACCAACGCCGTTACCGGCAAAATAAAGGTGGTATGATATGTCGATTAACGCGGATGGATATTTAAATCACTTAATAACTTACCTCGATACCAGAGAAATGAACAAAAACAAGCCTCACTATGGGCAATTATGTAAAAGTAAGGAGCGAGAGGGGCAAAAAGAAAATGAGATTATTCTAGCCGATACAGATGAGACTACAAACGAACGTCTGAAGGTCAAGTTGAGGTTCTCAGGAAAAGCGTTTGGTATTCGCTTAGATACCCCCAACGCAAAACATTTTCATTTTTTAAACTACGGAGAGGATGAACAAGACCCTCAGTATAACTGGCTTAAAAGGTGCGACTTTATACTGTTTCAGTCATATCAAGATAAGTTAAGTGCCTACTGCATAGAGTTCAAGAAAGCGAGAACTTACATTCCTGCTGTAAAGGTTATGAGACAGCTTCATGCTGGTGAAGCTTGGTGCGTTACCTTACATAAGCTAATTGCCGCCTATACAAATAAAGACACCCCTATCGCTATTTCCAAATTTGTTTTCACTGATTGTGAGAATCCCGCTCCAGATTTGTGCCATAATCAAAAGTATCTAAAAGATTACCCTGATATTAGGCATTATAACTTCAGTGAAGTGAATGAAACCATGCTTGAGGATTTAGAGCATGATTGCAAAACAATAATACATTGAGGCGACAGCATGAGTAAACACACTGAAATCCGATTTGAAGAGGCCATTGAACAGCATTTGATCGACCATGGCGGTTACAGCAAGGGCGACCCAAAGGCTTATGATGCTGAGCGTGCGCTTTTTCCTGCGGATGTGGTGGCGTTTATTGCAGCAACGCAAAGCAAAAACTGGAAATCTTTAAGCGATTTACATGGCGACCGCGCCACCGATACGCTGATGGATTCATTGTGTAAGGAGCTTGCCTCCAAAGGTGCGCTGAATGTATTGCGTCATGGGTTTAAATGTTTCGGTAAAACCTATCGGCTGGCGCATTTTTCACCCAATAGCGGCTTAAACCAAGAGGCATGGGATGATTATGCCAAAAACAAACTGACCGTTACGCGCCAAGTGAGGTTTGATCCGAAAGACCAGACACAATCGATTGATGTGGTGCTTTCAGTGAATGGCTTGCCAGTGGTGACAGCGGAGCTTAAAAACCCGATGACCAGCCAGAATGTAGAGCATGCGAAATATCAATATCGCACCGACCGCGACCCACGCTGTCCGCTTTTCCGTTTTAAAGAACGTGCACTCGTGCATTTTGCCGTTGATCCTGACTTGGCATTCATGAGCACCAAGCTGGCAGGTAAAAGCACCTTCTTCCTACCGTTTAACCGTGGCAACTGGCATGGTGCAGGCAACTCACCGGTTGAAGGCAATTACCGAACGGCCTATCTGTGGGAAGAAGTGCTAATGAAAGATAGCCTGATGGATATCCTCGCTCGCTTCTTGCATTTGCAGGTGGAGGAAAAAGAGGTGGTAACCGAGCGTGGCATCAAAAAGACAAAGAAAGAAACCATGATCTTCCCACGCTACCATCAGCTAGATGCGGTGCGCAGCCTGATTGCAGATGCGAAAGAAAAAGGCTCAGGACATAATTACCTGATTCAACATTCGGCAGGATCGGGTAAATCTAACTCCATCGCATGGCTTGCACATCGCTTGGCCAGCCTGCATGATGCAGCGGATAAAAAGGTATTTGATACGGTAGTGGTGATAACCGATCGCCGTGTACTGGATCAGCAGCTGCAAAACACCATCTATCAGTTTGAGCATAAACAAGGCGTGGTGGAGAAGATTGAAGAGAATACCCAGCAGCTTGCTAAAGCTCTGTCTGGCGGTGTACCGATTATCATCTCTACTATTCAGAAATTCCCATTCATCGCACAAGCGTTGGATACGCTGGAGAAAAAAGGCGAAGGCGTGAATATTGATACCAGCAATCGTCGATTTGCTGTGATTGTGGATGAGGCGCATAGCTCCCAAAGTGGTGAAACTGCCATGGAGTTGAGGAAAGTGCTGAACAAGGAAGGCATCGCGACCGCCATCGCCGAGCAGATGATGGATGATCTGGATGAGGATAATTTGTCTGAAGAGGCCAAGCAGGAAATGATGAAGGACATGCTGAAGCGTCCGCGTCAGCCGAATATCAGCTTCTTTGCTTTCACTGCCACCCCAAAATTTAAGACGCTGGCGGTATTTAATGAGCCTGGCAGGAATGGCAAATCACCATTCCATCATTACAGCATGCGTCAAGCCATCGAAGAAGGCTTTATCATGGATGTATTAGCGAACTACACCACTTATAAAACCTATTACGGCCTGATTAAGTCCATTGAAGATGATCCGGAAGTGCCAAAGAAAAAGGCCGCGAAGCAGCTCGCCCGCTTTATGAGCCTGCACCCGCATAATATCGCTCAGAAGGTCGAGATTATAACTGAGCATTTCCGCACGCACACGCGCCATAAGATTGGTGGGCGTGCTAAGGCAATGGTGGTGACAGGCTCGCGCCTGCATGCCGTACGCTATAAGTTGGCATTTGATAAATACATTTCGGAAAAAGGCTACAAAGAGTTAAAAGCATTAGTGGCATTCTCTGGTTCGGTGACTGATCCTGAATTCCCCGATAAGCAATATACCGAAGTGGGTATGAATGACGGCATTAAGGAATCTGAGTTGCCGGATAAGTTTGCCAGTGAAAAATATCAATTGCTTCTGGTTGCTGAAAAATATCAAACGGGATTTGACCAGCCATTGCTACACTCGATGTATGTTGATAAGCGATTGTCGGGTATTCAGGCAGTGCAAACGCTTTCGCGCTTGAACCGTACCTCATCAGGCAAAGAAGATACGTTTGTTCTCGATTTCGTAAATGAACGAGATGAGATTTATACCTCTTTCAAAGATTACTACGAAGTCACTGATATGGGCGAAATGGCCGACCCACATCAGCTCTATGATTTGCAGCACCGCATTGAAGAGTGGCAGATATTTACTAAACAAGAACTGGATACGTTATGCGAAATCTGGTTTAAAAACCGTAAAGAGCCAACGCCAGCTGATCACAAGCATATGAATGCTACGCTTGATGCTGCCGTAGAGCGTTACAATTCACTAGAAGATGAGGACAAAGAGCTTTTTCGTGGACAGATTATCAGTTTCCGTAATCTATATGCCTTCCTTTCACAGGTTATTCCCTACCAGGACTCAGAGCTTGAAAAACTCTATACATACCTGCGATTCCTGCTTTCTAAGTTGCCGCGCCGCGCTGATGGCCCAGGTTATCAGTTAGAAGATGAAGTAGACCTGCAATATTACCGCCTGCAGAAAATTAGTGAGGGCTCAATTGATTTGAGCAAAGGGGAGCTTGAGCCACTCAAAGGCCCCACCGAAGTTGGCACCAAAAGTTCCACCGATGAAAAAGTGCAGCTGTCTCTATTGGTCGATAAGCTAAATGACCGATTCGGGACAGAATTTAATAAAGCTGATGAGCTATTCTTTGATCAGGTGACTGAGGCTGCAATGTTAAACGACAAGTTGCGTGAGGCCGCAAAAGCTAACTCTCTGGAAAACTTTAACCCCGTCTTTGAAAAAATGCTTGAAGGACTTTTCATCGAGCGGATGGAAGGCAACGAAGAGATATTCACCAAGTTGATGAATGATGATCAGTTTAGAGATATTGCAGCAGGGTATCTGGTGAAAGAGGTTTATAGCAAGATTAGAGAGCGATCGGAATGATTTGTATGGATATTAATGAAATCAAAAGTCTTCTGCAGAATCATTTGAGCGATGGGCTTGTAATTGTTGTAGGCTCTGGTCTCTCTTGTGCAGAAGGCATGCCTGGAATGATCCAATTGGCAGACCATATAATAGATAAGGCATCAGAGAATACAATTTTAACAAATAGTAGCAACTGGTCTACAATAACTCAAAGCATCAAAACGAAGGGCTTAGAAGCTGCGTTTCTTGAGCATCAACTATCTCAGGAAATGGAGCTATGTATAATGGAGATCACAGCAAGTTTCTTAATAGGTTATGAAAATAAAATTATTGAGGAGGTTGTTTCTGGTAGAAATAAGCTCCGATTTTCAAGACTTATACCGCATCTGTTAAAACCGAACACGGGCGTTCCTATAATTACTCCTAATTACGATAGGTTAGTTGAAATCGCCTGCGAAGAAGCGGGTCTTGGCGTAAATACAATGTTCTGTGGGGGATATATAGGCGATCTAAATGAGACAGAAAGCCGCTTTAGTCATTGCAGAGAAGCAAAGATTGTTGCTAAGACCGTGCAACTAAAATTTCGGCAGCATGCGTGTATTTACAAGCCCCACGGTAGTTTTGATTGGTACCACAAAGAGGGAAATCCAGTGCGATATTTTGGAAGCTTATCCTTGCCACGTCTGATTATAACCCCAGGCGTAAATAAGTTTAGAAATGGCTACGAAAGTCCTTTTGATCGACATAGAGAAAAAGCCAATCAATCCATAGATAGGGCTAGCCGCTTCCTAATTATTGGCTATGGCTTTAATGATGATCATTTGGAAACTCGATTGAAGACTGCAATCAAATCAGGAAAACCTACTATTCTCCTAACCCAGAAAATCTCACAAAATGCCATAGCCTTAATTAATGAGTCTCCGTCATTTACTGCTTTTGAGCAATCGCCAGATGGTAATGGCACACGATTGCTGAGTAAAGAGCATGATATTGTACTTCCAGGGAGCAATTTCTGGGACTTAAATAACTATATAAATGAGGTGTTAGAACCATGACAGAAAACGTATTTGACTTTTGTAAAGAAACTTTGATTGGCCGTGTGGCTGCTGTAGATACAAGCCGCGTATCCATAAACGTTGAAGATTCGACCTTGTTAACTCGAATAGGCATTGGCAATCTTATCGCAATAAGAGGTGCGACAGAACGCGAATATTTAATTGCCATTACAGAGAGAGTTACTCGTTCATTACAAGATAATTCTTTGGATTTGCAGTCTGAATCTGATGATGTAATCCCGTTAGTAGCAGCTGCGACAGATTCATTGCGTGGTGTAATGATAGGAACATTCCGAACAGTTGATGGCGATCGCAAAAATACTTTCAAGCGAGGTGCAGATAGCTTTCCTCAAATAGATCGCGAATGCTTTGTTATAGAAGGTGGCAATTTACAAAGGTTCATGGGGCTTCTTGGCTCAGGTTTTTCTGAAGATGAGAAGTTAAAGCTAGGTGTTTTTGTGGCGGATCGTTCTGCAGAAGCAATTGCTAGTGGGGATAAGTTTTTTCAGAGGCATGCAGCCATTTTAGGTAGTACAGGTTCGGGAAAAAGCTGGGCTGTGGCTCTTTTGCTTGAACGAGCTGCAAAATTAAAATTCCCAAATATAATTGTGTTCGATATGCATGGGGAATATTCGCCCTTGTGTGAGGGTGAGAATGCTATTGCAAAAGGACTCCGCATAGCTGGGCCTGGCGATTTGGAAAAGCCAGATGAAAGTGTTCTTTTCCTGCCATACTGGCTTCTAAATAGAGATGAAATGCTTTCTATGATTCTTGATCGCAGCGATCAAAATGCTCCGAACCAAGCGTCTCGTTTTACGTCGCATGTTAGAAAGCTTAAGCAGAAGACACTTACTGAAGCTAAAAAAAATAATGTAGAAAAAACTTTTACAGTGGACTCACCAATTCCTTATGAATTGAAGGATTTATTGAGAGAGTTGAATGCTGATAACACCCGAAAGGGAATTGGATCGAGTGGAAGAGAAGTAAAAGGAGACTGGGAGGATAAACTGACTCGATTTATTTCTAGGCTTGAAGCTAAAACAGAAGATCGTCGTTATGGCTTTATGTTTCAGCCCCCAGAGGGGGCGCAGTCATATGATTGGTTAGCGAAACAATTAATTAAGCTGTTAACCTCAAAAGAAGGCGATGGCATTAAGATTATAGATTTTTCGGAAGTGCCAACAGATGTTTTACCTGTTGTTACCGGCACTTTAGCTAGATTACTTTATGATGTACAGTTTTGGATGTCAGCTAATCAAAGAACGCCAGTAAGTTTACTGTGTGATGAGGCACACTTATATTTGCCGGTTAAAGATGATGCTGATGCCGTGCAGAGGCAAGCATTAGGTTCTTTTGAAAGGATTGCAAAAGAAGGAAGAAAGTATGGCTTTTCAATTGTAGTGGTGAGTCAAAGACCTTCAGATGTAAGTCGTACAATCTTGAGCCAGTGCAATAATTTCTTAGCATTACGCCTCACCAATGAGACAGATCAAGGTGTAATAAAACGATTGGTTCCAGATTCTTTATCTGGGCTTACTGATTACCTGCCACTGTTAGAGTCTGGTGAAGCAATTTTATTGGGTGATGCAGTGCTTCTACCAACCAGAATAAAATTAGATAAGCCTAGAATCGCTCCCAATAGTGCAACAAGAGATTTTTGGAGAGAATGGGGAACTTCACAACCTGATGTCAAAGCAATTGAAACTGCTATAGAAGCTTTAAGGAGCCAAACTCGAGCTGTGGACGGGTGATTAAGTTCTATAATGATATGCCTCAGCCTCACGCCGCCGAACCAATCCGCGTAGTTTCCTACCACCAGCCCAGACCCATTTCATAAATTCGGCTGGTGCAGCTTCATGCTCCTCTCGGTTTACCTTGCGGCGCAGAGTGGAGCGCTGCAAAGCGCCACCGCCCAGATTGAATGTGAAGGATACTAGCGCATCGAATTGACCATCGGTAAGCGGCACTTTGATTAACCTGCATACGGCTTGTTCTGCCAGCAGTACGTCCTTTATCAGCAACGCTACTCCTGCTGCTTCGGAAATGCCGTTTTTAAACATTTCAGCTTCGCCTGGCAGCAATAAATGACCGTAGCCTATTGTTGGTAGGCCTGCGGCATCCAGATAAATTTCCGGCTCAAATCCTTCAAAGCATTTGATAAGATTCAATCCTTTTTGTGTGATATGACGCATAGCACTTTTCCTAGATTTTGATTGTGGTTTTGTAGAATTTTTAATATTGTCGTTCGTAATTAAAGGAATAAATTATGACTAAAAAACTTGGTAAATTAGAGCGCGTGGAACTACGCGACGTTTGGGCTACTGAAGATAGGGATTTTACGCCTTGGCTTGCCCGTGAGGAGCACCTCGAACTGCTTGCAGAAACCATCGGCATGGAGCTTGAACTGGAAGCGCAGGAAAAGGACGTAGGACCATTCCGCGCAGATATTCTATGCAAGAGCATGGTAGATGACTCATGGGTGCTGATTGAAAATCAGATTGAACGCACCGACCATAGGCATTTAGGTCAGCTATTGACCTATGCTGCAGGCTTGCAGGCAGTAAACATAGTATGGGTAGCTTCCAGATTTACGGAAGAGCACCGCGCTACACTGGATTGGCTCAATAAAATCACCGATGAGAATTTCCGCTTTTTCGGTCTTGAGGTCGAATTATGGCGTATTGATGATTCTCTGGCCGCACCTAAATTTAACATTATTTCTAAGCCTAACAACTGGACAAAAACCGTGGCTCAGGCGGCTCATCGTATTAGCCAAGAAGGCGTCAGTGAAACCAAAGAACTGCAATATCGCTATTGGGAACAGCTGATTAATTTCCTTCAGGACTCCCGCTCAAAATTGCGTCCGCAGAACCCACGACCACGCAACTGGCAGATTTTCAGTATCGGGCGAAGCGGCACATGTATTTCTGCTACTATTAATACGCGAGAGAACCGTATTGGCGTTGAGCTTTATTTATCACACCCCACACACTCCAAAGCATTCTTCCATCTACTGATGCAGGATAAGGAGCGGATTGAGCGGGAACTAGGGAAGCCTCTTGAATGGCAGGAACTTCCGGAGAAAACAGCATCTCGTATTGCAATTTATAATCCGGTCAATGCTACCGATGAATCGGCGTGGCCAACTCAGCATGAATGGTTAAAAGAGACAATAGAAGCATTTGATCGTGTATTTAGGCAAAGGGTTAAAAGACTGAATCCCGGTGAGTGGCAAGACTCTGAAGCCGCCTAGTTTTTCTCCAGCGTAGCAATCACCTTCAGCTTCTTGCTGCCATATTCAAATGTTCCCCACCATTGCTCTTGCCCTGAAATTTTGCGGCGTTCAATCATGAGTGTGAAGCGGTTCACGCCGGTTATTTTTGCCGAGGCAAAATCTTCTAATTCAAACCATGATTTGCGTGCAGGCGTGGTTGCCATCTTCTTGACCGTGTTGGCATAAATATCCAGCAGATTCTCGATTTCATTATCGGTGCATCTGTCGTTTTGGATATCTTCAATCATGGCTTTGTAAAATAATTTGCTCATTGTTTTTTCCTTTGTTTTGGTTGGTTTTGGTATGTACAGTAACGCTTCTTCTGCGAAGTTAATCAACTGAATAAGAAGGAATAACCGACTATTTTCCCTGTCGTAACTTACTCATGGCACGCTGGCCGAAATAGAAGCTGATAATGCCTGCAAAAATGGCCTGATCTTCGGGAGTCCATAGCAACCAAGGCAGATCAGCGAAGAATTGCATCAACTTCACCAACGTATAAAGAATGAAGAAACTATAGGCGATGACTGGCCGCACCGTACCATTAAGCGCATCCACCCAGCGGATGCCGGTATTGTAGGTTTTGTAGAGCGCACGGGATTCCGCAATATCAGCCTCGACATAGATTTCCTCTAGCCGATTGGTATGTCCCTGCGCTTGCTGCTGCATCTGCAATTGTAAAATGGTGAGTTCGTGTTTTTTATCCTGATGATCTCTGATTAGTTTCAGAAAATCGGGAAATGCTGCGCTGATAAAGCCCAGCAGTGATCCAAGTAATGTAACCATGTTAACCTCCATGTATGATTGATTTAATTCCTTGCCAAAACGCCACCAGCAGCCCTGAAACAGCAGCAGCGACGCAGGAGCGTTTCGTCCATTTGATGATTTCATCAGACCCGGTACGGGACTTACGCAAATAAACCATATCGGCCTGCATGGCTGTTGGGTCATTTGTGTCGATGCCGTATTTGGTGAGAGCATCTTCTATGCCCTCTCGCACAGCACAGCGAACGGCTTTTTTTAATTCTTCATCTGTCATGATATAGCTTGTTTCTGGATTAAATATTGCTCAACGTGGCTGCGCTGATTGTCGTTTAATGAGTCAGCATAAATCAGCACATCACTTATCCAGCCGAGGAATGAGCGCTGGCTAATGGTGTTATCGTTGAACAGGTAACCACCTGTAATTAATATGCCGGTAGAATTGGCAAGGTCGCTGTCGACTAACGAACCGTTTTTATAGGTGTTAATGTTTGTACCATCATAAATGGCTGTGACTAATACGGCATTATCATTACCGCTATTGAACACTCCACCGCCAGCATAAGCCGTTGTGCGTAATTCATCTGGAATATCGCGTTCCTGCCTGATAGAAAATGCTGATACGGCACTGGTTGCTTCACCGAAGGCAAGAGCAGAATTAAGCGTGCTGCCGGTGGTTGGATCAGCCGTGATAATATCTGCCTTCAGAACTACAAATATAGTAAACGGATTGCCCACTGTAATTGGGTGAGTGAAGTTTAATATGCGGTTATTACCATCGCTTTGCAGGGCTGGATTGCCGTTGATTCCATTACTAACATAAGTTGGTTGTTTGGCACTATCAGCTTGTGTTGCATGGTTGTTCAATCCTGATTTATCCAGCCATTTACTAACCTTTCCGCTACCGTCTTTTATGATGCTGGCAGCGTCACTTACATCAAGCCAGAGCTTTAGCTGCTGAATTTGTCGAGGGTCAAAACCTTGTGACAATATCCCTCTAAATTCTGCTGCCAGACCGTCATCGAAGCTATTCATATAGTGATATGCATTTGCCATTTTACCAACTCCAAGGGCCACGAGGTTGTAGATATTGCATGGTGGTGCGGATCACACCGCCAGTGAAATCACTGCCGTTTGCGGTCAGACGAACAGCCGTATCTGAATAAAAAGCGGTAGGACCGATAATCCCGATATTTGTGGAATCTGCGCCAATACCAATCGAACCGCCGAATTTGCTGGTTTCACCACTGATGCCAACATCAAAGGAAGATGCTCCGGTCACAGCAGTTAACACGCGCACATTAACCGTCAGAAGAATGGAGCGATTAGGAATGGTTATGGTGCTATCTTTAAACGCACCTGAATCCACCGTCACATCTTCTTGGCTGTGACCGACACGCAGATATTCACCCGTGTCTTTCATAATCAGTCCGAATGGAATCCAGTTTGAGCCATCATAGGTCATACGGCTATCAAGGCTTTCCACCACCGCATCCATCCATTTGAACGGCGTGTAAAACACCCAGCCGCCAGTGAGATACTGTGCCAGCTCATTTTCATGGCCGGTAAAATCCCCGCTGGGGCTGGTTCCGACAATTACCAGATCACCCATCGTCGGGCTGCCAGGTGGAGCTGTAACGATATCAATTATTATTGGTGTCACAAACGCATCAAGGCGGTTTAATGCCTCATTATGTGTGACTTCTTTTTGGGCTTGAGACGTAATAATATACGGCAAGCCCAGCCTTCCGGTCTGGGACATGATATTCTCCAATTAGGTTTGATTAAATGTTAGCGGAAGCCGCGTAGCCTCTGCCAACCACGGCAGAGAGCTGATAGATTTTTACATCTACGCTGCTTTGTGCTGATCCGAAATCGGTGGTTTGATCAGCGGCAGAATAGCTGGCAGTTGGGCTGGTCACCTCAATGGTTCGCACCACTGTGCTGCCATCAAGGATATCAACTTCATAAGCCTCTGTTTCCTCACCCAGCGGAATACCCACGCCATCGCGCCATTCACCATCAACACGTGAGCGACGAATCCAGTTAATGGTTAGGTTGCCTGAGCCGTCACGCACGCCTTTGACATGTACGGGGGCGAAGGGTTTTAAGTTCCGCCCTGTGTAGGTGAAGGGCGATTCATCGGTGTTGCCCAGTGAATTGCCAACGCTCACTGCCTTATAAAAAAGCTCACGCCCGATCAGGTTATTGGCAATGGCAGTGGTGTAAAGCGCAGGCGTGATAAGCACAAAGCGATCACCCGCAGCATGGCTACCAATCGCCCATTCTGTTCCCTGACGACCGCGTAGGAACTGCGTGAGTTTATACGTGCTTTCCCCAATCAGCTCGGCATTTTGGAACTGCACCAACTCATCACCTATAAGTGCGGCGTTTGCACCGTTAAACACAGCCAGCTCATTCACCGAAGCCAAAGAGCCAGAGGTTAGAATTACCTCCACTTCGTTCACCGTATCCCACGTTTCAAATGGGCCAGCCGGTAGGTTGGTGATGATTGTGCCAAATGTGGCCGCACCATCCATCCCTGCAAGCACAGAGAAGCTGTTACCACCGGATTCGCCACCATCATCGGAGCGGTAGATTGCCGCGCCATTCCAGTTTGCGCCATCTGCTGCCACACCAATCCGTAGCAATCCCTGGTTTGCGCTTGTATCGGTTGGCAGTGGTGGAGCATCCACAAACTGCACCAGCGTATCTGGTACCAGCACAGGTGGTGTTAGCTTCTTTTGCGTTTCACCAGGCGGGGTGTAAAAATCGTAAGAACTGATATCTTCGGCTGTTGCACTAATTTTCATCAGCCCATTGGCCTCCATATCGGTTTTTACCACCCGCATTTCATGCGCTACGCCAGAAACAGTCACTGTGATAACGTCGGTCGGTTCAATCCGCACATATTTCGGCGGTAGAGTTAGTTGGAAACTATTGCGTTCCTTCCATGCGCTGTACAGCGTGATATCGGCTATCTGCTTGGCTTGCGTTGCACCCATTACGATGGGCAGATTCATGGTGACTTGTTCTATTGCTCGCACCACCTGCCGCTGCGAAGTTTGCGTGACCGGATCATAGTTAAATGGGCGGTCGATATAGGTAACATTCACCCGCTTCGGCAACTCCATCTCCTGAGCGCGGACGATTTCCAAAACATCCTGAACATCCTTTTTCTTGGACGGAATCAGGTCATCTTCCGGCACGGCTTTGACAGATTCATTGCCACGCGGCACACATTTAAGAATGCCATCGCTTTCCACAATATCGAAGAAAAACGAGGTGGTGAGAAACTCCAGCGCATTCCGCACGGTGATGGGAGCATCGAGGATAAACCCTTCCACCGTATCGGTCAGACGCGAAACATCGTAATCACTGGCCGAAAGACCAGCCGCCTGCAATAATTCCGCTACAATCGCGCCAAGCGTGGAATTGCCCAGCTTGCCTTGTACCCAATGACCCGTTGCCCACAGGATGGAATCCTGCCATACGCCTTCCAAGTCAGGCCAGAAGGAAAATGGCCGTGCATCCCATGTCCAGATGAAACGGCGTGCCACCAACCCTGTATTACCAGAGGCGGTTTCCCGCGCTTCCAGATAATCCAGTGTGGCATTGAGTGCCTCGCGCTGCGCCTGAAAATCAATCCGCCCCTTTGACCCACGCGGAAAGAAGCTCTCCGAGCTGGTCGGATCATAAAACACATTCGGCTGATTGGCGCAGCCATCCACACTTGGGAAACCGAACTCGGTAAACCACACTGGCTTCATTTTGGCTGTCCATGCAGTGGTGTTTGTGTCTGGATTGGTGTGGGTATTTTTCCACCAATATTCCAGATTTTTCCATGCATAAGTCGGATCGCCGCCATAGCTGGTTTGCCCTGTACGCGCCACTGAATCGGTAAAGTAATAATCCCAGCCTTCGCCTTTTTCCCAATATTCGGCAATCAGTTCTTCAGTTATCTGAATCTGCGGTAGATCCGGTGTCAGCGGGAAATAGCTATCAATTCCTACAAAGTCGATATTTGCTGATGCCCAGAGCGGATCAAGATTAAACCATCCTCCCACGCTGTGATATTCGCTCCAATCCGCCGCATAGGTAAGTAGTGTGCTACCGCCCATAATGCCTTTAACCGTCGCCGCCAAACTCACCAACTGCGAAACAGCCGGATAGCTACCAGGCGTATCGGTAAAGCTGGTCATGCCGATCAGCTCAGAACCGATAACAAAAGCATCGGCTTTGTTTTTCACCAGATTGGCATAATGGGTGATGAACGCATTATAGCCGTTGGTTTTGGTAAACCAGCTTGCAGCATCGGTGGCATTGGCAGGCTCAATCCGTCCGCGCCATGGTTTTGGCACTGGCGTGATGGTATCCACAAACACCATCGGATAGAGCATTACATTTAGCCCACGGCTTTTTAGCTCATCAACAATCTGCACCACCGTATGGTCAGACGGAGTACCGCCATAAGTTGGTGTTTCAGGATCAAACTTAAGCACCACTTCGGCAGAGGCGCGGCTAATACCAGCCACACTCCAATCTGCAGGTAACACTTGCGTTGTACCTTGAAATTCTACTTTTGGAATAATTTCACATGCGCCTGCATCAGTAGAAGTGGCAAACCACGTTACCACCACTGCCACCCATTCAAGATTCGGTAGCGTTTTTTGCATCTGGTCGATGGCAACCAGCACATCGGCTTCGCCTTCATAATTATGCATGTTTATGTAATCTTTATCGGCTGAAGGCGTGAATCCACCACCGATAAATGAACCATCTTGCTTGGTCTGCACATCCGTGCCATAAACCATTTCGCCAGCACCCGGAATCATCACCATGTCCGTGATTTTATCCTCCACACTCGGTGTGAATTTTACAGAGCGGCGCACCTCAAAGGTAAAATTGGGAATGCGATTGCCATATTCTGCCAGCGGAAAATCCTCAATCACTACGTAGGCCATGCCGCGATAAGCTGGAATGGTACCAGCCGCCAGATATTTTGCCATGATGTCGTCTACCATCTGATCTTCTGTTCCCAGATGGACGTTGTATTTGCCCTGCGCGGAAGAAAGCACATCTTCAGTCAGCACTTTGCTATCTGCCCAAACGCGTATGACTTCATCAATCTCACCTTCACAAACGGCAATTGCCATCGTCACCAAATATTCATAAGTGATAGTAGTTTGGCTGGTTGTAGTTTTGCCGCCACCTCCGCCTTTACCACCACCGATTGATGTTTGGGTGCTGGTCTTTTCGGTTTTTACTTCCTTGATATCGGTTGACCAGATAACATTTCCCGCAATACGCATAGTGCCAAATACTCGCGGCACGACATTACCGTAAGTAGATGTCTGCGCCCGAAGGTCAGCCAGCCGCGGGCCTTCTTGAGTGGGTAGCTTTACGCGATGGTTCTTAGGAAAGAACGCACCAGCCGCCATGCCACCAAGGTTTGCACCAAGAATCGCACCGCTTGGGCCGCCCAGCACAAAGCCCACCGCGCCTCCGACTACGGGTAAAACAATATCAGCCATAATTGCTACTTAATCGATTTGAGTTGTTTCTTTTTAAAGCGGTAAGCATGGGTCAGCATTTTCACCCACGCCATGGAAAATGGCTGTTCGACCACCATGCCTGCGCTTGAATTACAGTGAATCAGTCCTGGGCCACCGCCCGGATATTGCGTAAGCAGCCCAACATGCTGCGGATCGCGGAACGTCTTAAACAGCAGGATATCACCCACCGCCATTTTCTCTATCGGTACTTCGCGTAAATGCTGCTGGATGGATTTCACCAGCCTCCCTTGCTCAGGATACATGGAGTAATTGGTTTCATCCGCCGCAACGAGGGAGTTTCCTTCACCATCCTGAATACCAAGTTCATCGATGATGCCAATAATCAGCCCGATGCAATCCACGCCACCTGGACCGCGAATTGATTTCTTCAATCTGCCCTGATGGTGATAATGCGTACCCAGCCACGTTCTCGCCTGCACTACGATCTGTTCTGATGTGATATTAGCCATTTCTACCTGTCTTATTTAAGGTTCCTGCGGTGGTTAGAAGTTTATCGACACCAGGAACATCTGGTTCACCGCGAAAATTAATGATGTTACTGAATTTGCTCTGGCAGGTTTCACGGGTTTTATCGCAGCCTGCAATAATATCAAACGTGTCGCCCACCTGAATCGACTTCCCCATGGGCAGTGCCAGCACTACTTGCGTGGATGCAAATTCTTTCACCTCCATGCGCCGCCCATCATTATTTCCTGATGACCACTGAACTTCGCCACCGGTGAACCAGCCAGCCGCCTGAGAAAGCGTGCTTGCTTTGAAAGTCTGGTTGTTGATGACTTCCGTGACCGTGGCAGCAACCGTAAAACCAGCCAACGCCACCTTGCATTTGCTATCGCCCAAGATGGCTCGGCAAGATGGGGAGAAAACCTGACCGATGGTTTGCGATAGATGTTGCGTCAGCCCACGCACTTCCGCCTGAAACATTTGCTGGTTAATAGTGACCTCGCCAAGACTGCCTCGCTTGACCACCATTTTGCCTTGAGTCAAATCTTCATAATTGACGATAAAGATCTCAATTTCTGCAAAGTCGTATAGACCAGCCAGCAATTCTTCCTCGGTAATTTTTGATGGGAAGGTCTGCCCCTCCACATCGAGATTATCCACGCTCATATTGGATTTACTTTCCACCGTGGTGGGCGTGAATCCGGCAATGGAATCATAATCCAAGCTATCAAAAGTGATCGGCTCGTCATGATCGGTAAAGCCAAGCTCCATGCCATCGGTGCGGATGATTTTCCAGCAGGTGGCAAGGGTAGTTAAACCGCTGGTAAAATGCGCTTCTAATTGTGGACTAATAACTCTCATCCGATATAATTTCCTTAAAGTATAAAAATATGAGCCTGTTGTTATGGAACCAAGACTTAGCCTGATTACCCTCGGTGTTGCGGATTTAAAAAAATCCCGTTCGTTTTATGTCGATGGACTTGGCTGGAAACCATCCAGCGCAAGCAATGATGATGTGGTATTCATTCAGTTAAACGGCTTTGCCCTTGGGTTGTTTTCACACACAGCATTAGCAGAAGATGCTGGCATTACTGCCGACCGTTCAAATTTTAGAGGCTTTTCGCTTGCCTATAACACCCGTAACCGTGAAGAAGTAGATGAAGTAATGGCACATGCTGAAAAAGCAGGAGCAAAAATAACCAAACCAGCTCAGGATACATTCTGGGGCGGATATGCTGGTTATTTTTCTGATCCAGATGGCTTCCTATGGGAAGTAGCTTATAACTCTGGATTTGAAATTACCCCTGAAGGTAACTGCATCCTTCCTTAAATCCTAACCTCAATCAGCGGAATGCTGCTCCAGTTGCCAACATCAAAACTATCCATGGAGATTGACATCTCATCGGTATCAAAACGCACCGGTACATCGAACTCAAAATCAGCAGAAATAATGTCACCATCTGCAGGAGCGGTGTCAAACGTAACAATGCCTGTGGTCGTATCTACGCTCACGCCGCTGCTTTGCAGCACCGCATCCACATAAATATCAACCGTGCCTGCCACCGGCTTGGTGATATCACGAGATACTGCAACCGAGCCGCTGGAGTACAGCTTCACCAACTGAAATTCTGTGGTGCTGTCATCACCCACGCCGATCTGTACATTTTCAGCCTTATAATCGCTCCAATCCTTGAATCGAAAACCCACCGCCTTACCACGCCGCGCACGGAAAAAGGCAATCAGTGCTGCCCACTGGCTTTCGGTTTTAATGCCTGATGCCACATTATACTTAGCGCGGGACTGGCTCCATTTGCTGTTCCGCTGCTCATAGCCCGAAACGGTAGCCACAACATCGGTCATAAACATAGGGCCACCAGTTGCGCCGTAGCTGATATCGGTAGGGAACTGGATTTCTTCAAAGTCTGTCATAATATACTATGCCTTTTTGTTCTTTACAGTCAGCATTTATTATGACATAATGGCTTTGTAAGTCATAATATAGGTTGACGAATATGAGTAAATTTAAACAAATGCAGCTACAGACGCTGGATAAGCATCTGAAGCAAGTAAACGTCCCAGAAGTGCCTTCTGGCGGATGGATTCGTGCTATTCGCTCAAGCCTTGGCATGAGTATGGAGCAATTGGCTGCTCGTATGGGCATTGCCAAACAATCTGTTGCACGCCTGGAAAACAATGAAGCCGATGATTCCATAACGCTTAAGTCCCTACGCAAAGCAGCTGAAGAACTGAATTGCAAATTGGTATATGCATTAGTGCCAAATGAAGATGGTCTTCAAGGCATTGTGCAGAAACAAGCTCTGCTCAAGGCGAAGGATATTGTGTCTGCCGTTGACCACACCATGCAGCTTGAGGCGCAGGGTGTAGGTAATGTCGATGCCAAAATAAAAGAGATGGCTGACGATTTAGCCAAAAATCCTAACTCAAAACTATGGGACTAAATGGTGCAATATCACTACATAGAAGGTCAAACCCCACTGGATGAAGACGAAAAGCGTGACCTGATTCCCAGCATTGTAAGCCGTGAAGATCTGGATGCTTTCGAGCAGGAAAACATCCTGGAGGCTCGCAAATGGGTTATGCAAAAATCCGTTCTCTCAAGACAAGATATTTTTACCGAGAAGTTTATCCTGAACCTGCATAAACGCATGTATGGCCATGTGTGGAAATGGGCAGGTACATACCGTAAAACCAACAAAAATATCGGCGTGGAAGCTTACCTGATTCCTACCGAGCTTCACCAATTGCTAGGCGATGCCAGATACTGGTTGGAGAATGAAACATACCCCATCACTGACCTGGCAATCATATTCCACCACCGCTTGGTTAAAATCCACCTATTCCCCAACGGTAACGGCAGGCACTCCCGTTTATGTGCCGATGTTATCGTTGCCAAATATGGTGGTGAAAAACTCACATGGGGCGGCAATTCCGACCTCACCAAACCCGATGAAATCCGTAAGCGCTATATTGCCGCGCTGCGTGAGGCGGATCGTGGCGATTACGAACCGTTATTGGCTTTTGCTAAGTCATAAATTCCTCCTTGCCCTCTCAATGGTTCTGGCCATATCCGCTGCAATCTGGCTTTGGCTTTGCCTGAACCCCTGAACATCTGGTGTTTGAATGTTCATATTGACGGTAACGGGTGCTGCGCCTGCGCCGTTTGGCATGATGTTAAGCGGGGAACTGCCAGCAAATGCCAGCTCAGGCCCACGCTCACCCACCACGCCGAATTGACCGGGTTTAAGTTTACCTCCATCAGCGAAGAATCCACCGAACATGCTTGCTGCGGTCGAGATAAGACCACCAATGCCTGACCCGCCACCGCCGCCACCAAATGCACCACCGAGTGAATTCATTAACCCACCAATCAAGCCACCTTGACCACCAATACCCAGATCTTTCATGGCGGTTTTGAGTAGCGTTTGGTTGATATCGGATAGGATGCCTTTTGCTAAATCTTTAAAGCCGGTGAACTTCCCACCAACTATATCCATCGAATCCACCAGCTTGCTCTCAATGGAATCGCCAAGGCTTTCAAAATCTTTTTCGATTTGCGATGTCGTTTCCTTGGAATCTTTTTCCAGCTTTTGGTTTGCATTGCCTGCAGGAGAAGTGGTATCTGCTTTACCTTCCGGTTTTTTGAATAAATCACCAAGCGACTGTGCTTTTTTCGCATTGGCTTTGACAATCTTATCTGCAGCTGAACCGATTTCAGCATCTATGGCCGCGTTAAACTCACGCGCTTCTGCCAGTGCTTTATCGAAGGCGTTACCCATCGCATCAAGCAAGCCAGTTTCCAGTGCGGCGCGGGTATTATCAAACGATACACCTCCCAGAGGATTTTCAATGAAAGCCGCAAGGTCTTTGCCTAATGCTTCAAAACGTGCGGAAATGGCATCGCCGAACGCATTAAATGCATCGCCGACACCTTCAAAAACCGCAATAAACAGCCGTCCGAATTTTATCACCTCAGCAATTATAGCTTTAAATCCCAGCTTAAACGGCTCAATGGAATTAGTAATCTGCTCGGCCACCCATTTAATAGCATTGGCCACCGCTGTTAAAATATCCGTAAGCCCTGCATCACCAATGGCTTTGACCAGCTTGGAAAAAGCATCACCCATATTGGAGAGGGCAACATTCAGTGTCTTGGCCTGTTCCTTCATCGCACCGGCAAATTGTACGTCACCAATGCCTTTTAGATAGGCTTCGATCTCCTTGGAGTTTTTGCCCACCGTGGTACTGATGCCCTGAAAGGTAAAGGTCACCTGATCGCCCTGGCTTTTGGATTTGATGCCGAATTCCTTCAAACGCTCAAATTCACCTGTGGCGGCATCTGCTACCGCCTCAATCATCTGGTTCAGGCTTTTACCCATCGCCGTGGCGGTGTTGCCATAAGAAGTCAGTGCCTCAGCAGATGGCGTTAGTCCCAACGCTTTTAGCTTGATAAAAGCATCGGTCACTTCCTCCAACTGGAAAGGAGTGGTGGCAGCAAATTCCTGAATGAAGCCAAAGGCAACGCTGGCTTTATCCGCAGAGCCGGTGATGGTACGCAAACTGGCTTCCAGCTTCTCAAACTTGGTAATCGTATCCACCACCTGCCTGCCAACAAAGGCAGTGGCCATCAAGCCACCAATGCGCTGCAATCCACGTCCCATTTTGCTAAAACGCCGATCCATATCACCCACACCCTGATTGATTTGGGAGAAGGCTTTCTGCGTTTTATTAACGGCGCGAATGGTAAATTTTGCTTCAGCGAATCTTGCCATTTTGTTTGCTCAAAGTCTCAGATTGAAGTTCAAAAAAAGCGACCCATTCTGTAAATTGCCGCGCATCCATGGCTTCAATTTCAGCCAGTGGACGGCAGAGGCGTACAGCCAGTGCTAACTGGTTGCGGCGGATTGGGTCGCGCCTAAGTTTCCCTTTTGGGTTTCCACATCGCCGAAGAAGTGCTCTTCGATTTTTTCAGCAATACGGGAAACCACACGATAGTCGGCTTCCTGCATCAGTTTATCGCGGTCAGTCACGGTAAAGAGGCGTTTGCCATCCTTATCCTTGGCTTTTACCACGATGATATTGGCAGCTTGCTCTATGTTGGTGGCTTTCTTGCTGGCAATTTTCTGCATCAGATTGACTTCCGCCATGGTCATCGGGAAAACGTGGATTTCCAGCGGTCCCGCTTCATCGCCCCATTCAGGAACGGAGATAATTAGCCGCTCCTGCGCGGCATAATGTTTTGTTGCACGGTTAATAACGCTCATAATTTCCTCCCTTATGCTACGGTTGATTCAGTAAGCGCACCCGTGCCGGTGAAGCTAAAGGAAGCCTCAACAATGCCGTCAAAGGATGCGTTGTAAGAAATAGAAGTGATGATGGCATCGCCGCTCCAGTAAGTTGCGCCGGTGTCATCGCCTTCTGGGTAAAGGTTAAGCGTGACTGTGCCGCCAACGGATAATGCTCCCTGACCAGCCGTGTCGGTTTCATCCCAAAAGCCTTCAAAGCTGCCAGACCAGCCTTTGATGGTGGCTTGGTTTTTTCGCCATGATGTACCGATGATGGACGCATCCACCGTGTCACTGGTAATTTCCAGCGACCATGATTTAATTTCTGCGACCTGATCTGATCCAATAAAGACCTTACCTTCGCTGCCTGCATGAGTAGCCATAGTTTTCTCCTTAAGTTAGGTTGTTAAATAAAAGTTTGTGGTGCGTTTTCTTTAACGGCATAAAGCACTGAAAACGTTATCATCATAACGGAAATTGGCTTTTCTCCATCATCGGAGAACTGCATTTGCGTGGTATCAAGCGCGGTATCTTTCACCAATCCGCCAAGCGTCTGGTCAGCCGCGATTAACTGTTCAATTTCCAATGCTAATGTATCGATGGTTTCATCTGCATTGCTGTTTGCCTTTACATATGCTTCGACCGTCAGCAGTAATTCACGGTGCTGCGTGCGTGGGCGGGACATGGATTGCTCACCCACCGTTTCCTGCTTGGTGTAAACCAGCAAGGCAGGAAGATTGGGGTCATCCAACGGATAGGCGCGTGCTTCAAACACGTTATTGCCAGCGGTGGTATTGCTTTTGAGCAAAGTGGTGACTGCATTTCTGATTTGGGTGCGTGCGTGGCTCATAATTTCTCCAAAATTAATTCGGTAATGCCCTCGCTATCGGGGCGGATAACGGCGACTTCATAATTCTGCCCATCGATCTGAAACTGATCGGCGGTTTGGATTTCGGGAATGTCGGCAGTGCGAACGGAAAGCACGGGGCGACTTGCAACCACGTCCACGCTCTCACCACCAACAATTTCCGTAAATTCCTGCAACATGCCGGATAGAACACGTGGGCTTCCACCATCGGGAGTGTAAGTCACCACGCGTCCATCCAGCGTTTGCAGGAGCGACAGATCATGCAGCCGCATATCGTCAAGGAAGCTCATTTACAGCCCTACATTAAGCAATATTTTGACATTAGCATCACCAGAAGCCGCAGCTTCTGCCGCCACACCAACGATAGTATTGCCCGATGCGGTGGTAGTAAGGTTGCTGTTGGTGCTGTTCCAGTACAGCTTCGCACCCTGCGTGACCGCACCACTGGCTTTGGGTACGCTGAATACACCGGTGACATGCACCGCGCCTGTTTTGCCATCGGCAATAGCGGTTTTTGCCACTGCGCCGATTGCACCCACCAGCACAAAATCACCGGAAGCAACATCTGCGCCCGATGGGGTATAATTGAGGGATTTTCCCTCTTGGATATAGTTAGTAGCCATAAGATTCTCCTTTAGTTTTAGACATTAAAAAAGCGGCTCATGGCCGCTGTTGAGGTTAGGTTTTGTTAGATTCTTAAGTGCCTGGATTCTTGTACATAGTACGGAATTCAAGCGGCGCGGCGGCAGCATCAATCCGCACCTTGTATTCCACGCCATCAATCGTCCAGCCATCCTGCTGATCAAGGAATGGGGCGGCAATCCCATCGAGATAACCCACCTCAATCGTATCAAACACATTCGGATCAGCCGCCAGATACCAGGCTGTAAGCGATGCCGCATCCAACCGCGCATCCACCACCACTTCCGCTGCATTACGCACCGGATTCGGCTTTTTGCTGTTGGCCTGAGACGGATCGGTTTCAGACACCATTAGCACCCGCGCCGTATCTTCGAGTGCGGCAGGCACAAGCAGATAAGATGGGCGGATATTAAGGGTTGCCTGACCATCTTTTTGAGTACGCATGGCGGTGCGGCCAGCTCCCACCGTTGCAGCCGCTATCGCCGCACCGGAACTTGCCAGATTGTTATGATCGGCATGGAATAAAGCCGTGCCATCGCTCATGGTAGGGTTGGAATTAATCACGGCAAAGACCAGATCGCCAACGGTACGCGCAGCAGCTCGTCCCATCTTGCGTGGGATTTCAGTAAAGGCACTTAAATCATCGTTGATAATGGCCTGACGCGAAATGCTGAACATTTTACCGTAAGTGGCCAATTGGATAGGCTCAGCACGCTCACCAAAAGTTCCATGCTTGTATTCACCGCTTTCGGGGATTTCGTCCAGAGCATCAAAGGTACCTAAACCAACACGGCTGTGCTGTTTGAAATCCGATAAATTGCCAGCGCGGGTGAATTGCGGAAAGACTTCCTCCGATTCCTCATAGCCGCGCAACATGGCTTTGCGGGAGTTATTTTCCAGAATCTTTGGAAAGTCGCTAGTGGAATGGGTAAAGGCACGCCCCACCAACTCGCGCTTATCCATACGCTCGGTACGGACGCCACGCAGTTCCAGTGATTTACGCGCCATTTCCAGCAGCGTGTAGCCCACCAGTTCGGTGGGTTTGGCATCTTTTGCTGCAATACCAGCGCGGAATGAAATAGCATCTTCGGCGGCACGACTGAATTTATCCAGATCGCTTTCGCCCATTTCAATGCGCTGACCGCTTGCCGCCGGTTGCTCATTTTTACCGATAGCATCGAGCAGCAATTTACGCGCCTCGTTGATATCAACTTCCGGATCATCAAGGCAGGCATCACGCACTTCCGTATGATCCGCATGGCCTGAAAACAGGCTCCGAATCTCTGTGCGGCGTGCTTTTTCAAGCTCCAGTGCGCGGGTAGCACCTTCATCCGCTGCCGTTTTACGCAAGGAATCGATATCGACATCCTCATTACGCTCCGGCATTTCGTTTAGTTTTTTAGGCATAATAATCTCCTCTTGGTTAGGTTGGGGTTGGGTTTCTTCACTCCGACCGACTCCAACGGTGGAGTCAGCGGGAATATCGACCAGTGAAATTTCCATCGGTGTCCAGCTGGTCACGCGATAGAGATCTGGGGTATCTTTGTTTTCCTGTTCGAGTTTGCGCTCGTTAATGCGGTAGGCGACAGAAACATTACGAAGGATTCCATCGCGCACATCCTGCCAGATGCCTTCCACCTCGGCGCGTTTGGAAAGGCGCACTTCGGCATGGCCGCGACCTTTTTCAATCCATGCCCGTTCCACCACACCGATACGGTTATCTCGCTCTGAACGATCATGATTATATAAAAGCGGCGCACTGCTATTGAGGCGTTCGAGATCGGCTTCATTTTTGCCATGCCCCAACACCTCAATCCATGGCTCGCTGAAAAAGCTCTGGCGGGTGACCGGTTCTTCCGACGAAAAAGAAAGCCGCACGAGGCGGCTATTTTCATCAACAATTGATTCTCGCGTGAGATCAATCGTCCTTGTCAGTAGTTCCTGATTTTTTGTCATTTTCTTTGGCATCGGGTTCTCCTTCGTTTTGGTTAAAAAGTGATAATTGCTTACCGCCATTACTGGTGCTGAAACTGATACCGGCTTCTTTCTCCTGTTCGCGCTCCTGTTTGATCTGCTCGAATGTATCCTGCGGATTGCCACCGCGTTCGCGGATAACCTGAGCGCGGGATTTGAAACCAGCTGCAACAGCCTTTTCCTCGGCGGTAACTTCTTTTTGCGGATCAATCCACGGCATCACTGGCCCTTGGAATCCAGCTTTTTTGAGTGTGCGCGGGTTAATCTCGTTCTGTGGCACTTGCAATTGACCAGATAACACCGCCATATCCACAAACCGCTCCCAGATGGGGCGGACGCAGCGTTCAATGAAATATTCCCGCAAGACCGCATAATGTACCGATTGCTCCACCAGCTCCTGCCGCTGGGCGGAGTATGTACCGTTATAATCCTTGGCAATGGAAGAATAGCCAGTGGACGTGCCAGCCGCCACCGCACGCAGTTGCGAATTGCGGAATTGCTCCAGCATGGTGTTGGGGCGGTTGCTATCAATCATGCCGACTTCTTCACCTGGCAGAAGATTGTCAAAAATCATACCAGGCTGCATTTTCATCAGCCGGTTTCCGGCACTATCGACCTGTACACCGGCGGCGGGGCCATCGAGTGATTTACGCACATAGGCGCAGATGCTCGCTGCCACTTTTGCCGCCAGCCGTTCGGAAAGCTCGTAATCCTTAATATCCTCCATGCGCGTGAGCACGCTGGCAAAGATGGAAACACCGCGTGTCTGGCTGATACGCTTGGCTATTTTCAAATGAATAATCTTCTCGGCGGCAAAACGCTTGGTATCCTGCCTTGTTACCAGCGTGTGGGCATTGCCTGGATGCTCCTTATAAAGGTAATAGGCTCGCGCCCTGCGCCATGCATTCTTTTCCACGCCGTGGAGGATGCGTTTTTTCTGGTCACTCAGATCAAACGGCAGAAAATCTGCCTCAATCATTTCCAGTGAATATGGAACTAGCGTATGGTGATCAATGGTGTTGCTGGTGCCTTCAATATGCTTGATTAACACTTCACCATCGCGGAACCAGTGCCGCGCTAGCAAGCGAAGCATGTGATTCCAGTGGCATTCCCATGTGACTTCAGGGAAGCGAATCCATTCCTCCCACAGTTCAATCAGCTGGTCATTTACCGGCTTGGCAAGCTCGCCTGATTTTAGTTTTACCTGCGGCTCAACATTAACACCACGCCCCACCACGTTATTGACCAGACAATCAAGCACACCACCAGCCAGATCATGGTTTTCATCCAAATGCCGTGCTTGCAGGCGCAAGGATTCTCCGGCACGCTCAACAATGGCATCACCGGAACCTGCATCCGTTTTGGTTTTCCGCAGGCGAGAGGGCTGTGCTGCTTCATAGGCACGCTGGGCTTTTAGTACCTTCCGTGCCGTATCACGGCGCAGTGCCGCCTCCGGTGAAATCATCTCTATGGTTTTATCAATAAAATTAGACATCTGAAAAATCCGCTAATGCTGCTTGTTGGTTACTTTGTATGGTTTGTTCAAAGGCAGAAACGCGCCGTTCCCAATATTGAATCTGCTCGCGTATTTCCTTTGAGTTTGCCAGTGTCAGGCTGCGTCCGTTCATGGTGTAGCTTTGGCCTTTCGCCACCGCTAAATCCGCTGCAATCCACGCATCGAGTGCTGTTTGTGCTTGTGTTAAAGTCATACTCATTTTGTTAACCCCGATTTTTTTGCCAGCCAAAAAGGTACGCGAATAGCGTTCTCCAGTTTGGTGCTGTGTTTACGTGATAAGAAAAACTGACGGTCATTAATCAGCACTTGATAAGCCCTGATCGTGCCGTTTAAAAATTCACATGGAAAAGTGAGAGTCGTGTAATCACGATAAAATCGTTTTCTCATACTGTTACCCTGTTATTGATTTAATAATTGCATGCCCGATTGCTTCGGGAATTTGCGGCACTACGGCATTTCCGAGTGCTCTAAGTCTGTCCACCCTGGTGGAAAACCCATCACTATCTCGGCAAATGAGGGGTTCAGGTATATCGGGTCGGTTGAAGTAGTCCGCAGTCCTTCGGACATCTTTGCACCACGAAAATGCTTGCTGCCCACATAGCGATTGCGGCTCGCTCCTTTGAATTCGTTTGCGCCCATCGTCGGCAGCAATCTCGCCAGCCGCGCCAATCCCACGCTGCCCGATGTTCCCTGACCGTTGATCTTCCTCGGCATGCCAGTGCTGGTGATATAATACTGATCGTTCTTGCCGATAATCGCTCCCTGCATAGCATCGCTTGCCATCGGCGTAGGCAACAATCCAAACTCGGTCGCGTCGGTGCGGTGCTCCGACGGCACAAGCTGGAATAACAAATGGCTGCACGGCGTAGCCTTCACGCTCCAGATCAATCTTCGAACGGGTGAATGCCATTTGTGCGAAGTTAGCAACGTTTTCACCAACAACCCAAGAGGGCTGCGCTTGTTGAATGATTCGAAACATTTCCGGCCAGAGGTCGCGGTCGTCTGACGTTCCTTTTTTTCGTCCGGCAACGGAGAATGGCTGGCATGGGAATCCACCGCAGATGAGGTCAATCCTGCCTTTGTAAATAAGTCGTTCTGCATCGTATAACCTTCCATTTTCATAGCGTAGCTGCCGAATATCCTGAGCAATCGGCACATGCGGCCAATGCTTTTGCAGCACATTCTGGCAAAAGGGTTCAATTTCACAAAACGCGATGGTGCGAAGTCCGGCACGCTCAAGGCCGAGGGAGAACCCGCCGATACCAGAGAATAAATCCAGTACGGTCAGTTCCTGCTTCATCGCTTATCCTTTAATTAAAATTCCAGTCCTCGTAGCCAAGCCATTCATTGGACTGAGCTGTTTCCTTAGTCTGTTCCTGTTTTTGCTTGAGCCGTTCGCGCTCTTGCTCTTTTGCCAGCGCATCCAGATTGGGATTTAGGATATGCAATGCCGCCAAGCCATAGACGCGGCAGTCCAACGCTTCATTACGCCTGCCTTTTGGCATCACCCATATGCGTGTGGGGTGGCCGTTGATGAACTTGGTCTGAATACGTTCAGCGGTCAGCTGCCTGAAATATTCCTCCGGATAATCCGCTGGAAAATGGCAATAGCCTGCACCTGGCTGATGAATTTTCAGCCGTGAATAAATCATCTGCTTGGCGGTATCCGTACCGATGCCAAACAGTTTCACGCGCAATTTGTTATTGCGGCTGAACTTGCTTACCAGCGGTTTACCAATCTGCGATGCGCCCTTGATGGCGTAAACGCGCTGGTGCTCACGGTTTTTGCAATACTCATAAACTTTCTGCGTATGGTGACCGCCCGTATCCACGCATGCACAAGAGATTGCCAGCGTGCGCCCATCGGTGGTTGTCACCATCTGATTCAAAACCGTATCTAAATCCTCCCAGACTTTCGGCTGAGCTGGATCGCCATGCAGTACATGATATTGCAGCGACCAGCTTTCCTGCGCCAATCCCCAGCCAATCACTTCCGTTTCCAATCGGTCGTCCTGAACGTCCACACCAGCAGTAATCACCACCACGCCTTCTGGTGAGATACGTCCCCAGTTTTCCTTGCGTCCGAGCAAACCCGATGGATCAATGCCCTCGGTGGCTTCTTTCCATGTTTCACCAAGGCTGGTATTCACCCAAACTTTTAATGTTTCCGGCAGGCGTTTGGCTTTGAAAAAATTTACCACCATCTCTGACCATTTAACCCATGGGCTATACAGCTCAGAAATATGAAAGCCTGCAATGCCGTTAAATGCGGCTTCGGCTTTCCATTCGCCTCGTGCTAGCATCCAGATTTTATCGCTCTCCTGTAGCTTGGCTTTGCAATGCTCGCATTCGTAATGCGTGGTTTCAGGCTGGCGTTTTTCAAACTTCACCTGCGCCCAACTCAACACCTGAAATGCCCCACATTCGGGGCATGGCACATAATATTTCTGCTGATCGCTTTGTTCATAACGTGCTGCAATCTTGCTCTCACCCTCGTTGGTAGGAGTAGAGGCCGACACCAACAGGCGGTTCCAGAATGTTGTGGTACGCTTATAAGCCAGCGAGCCTGGGTCACCTTCCGTACCTGCCGAATGCGGGTAGCGGTCTTCTTCATCGAGCAGCACAATCCGTATCGGGCGACTGGCAAGCGATGCAGGACTATTCGCGCCCGCCATCGTAATATGCCCACCTACGAATTTCTTGTGCAGCAGCGTGTTGTTACTATTGCGGCTGCGTGGATCACCTAATAATTCCGCCAGTTCATCCGTATCACGAATCATCGGCGCGAGGCGGTCTTTGCTCCATGTCTCCGCCATATCCAGCGTCGGCTGAATCAGCAGTAAGGGCGATGGGTCCTGATGCATGAAATAACCAATGATATTATTGATAATTTCGGTTTTGCCGATCTGCGAGCTGGTCATATACACCACCTCCGACACGCCCGGCTTATTCACCGCATCCATCATCCCCCTTTGATACGGTGCGCGATCGGTTACCCACTTTCCCGGTTCCGAGCTTGCTTCCGGACTCAGGCGGCGATACTGATCCGCCCATTGGCTCACCGTCAGTTCTGGCGGCGGAGTCCAGGCCTTCATCACCGTCTTCATCATCTGCGGATATGTCTTCTTCTTCCGATTCATAGGTGGCCAGCTCCGATAACGCCTCAAAAATGGTGCGCTTTAAAAACTTCTCAATTTCATGCGTGTCTTTTAAGTTAGAGATCTGATAGGCGGTTTTAGTCGGGATGCTCAGCATCTTGGCGCGGCAGGCCGTAACCATCTGGCTCCAGTCTGCTTCCACCCGCTCCACCGTCACCAGTTCGCCCGTTCGTTCCGCCAGCTCAATCTCAGCCATATCCGCTTGCGCTTTGAGCAGCCGTGCTCGCTCAAGGTGCGTATCCTGTGGCGCGACACCCTGACCGAAAGCACGTTGTTGCAGATAATTGATGTAGGATCGAACGCAGCCAATTAACTCATACTGGTTCTTTTCTGGCTTCGGGATAACACCATCACGCGCCAGTTGCTGCACCCGCCGTTCGGATAATCCGAAGAGTTTAGCAATCGTGCTGACCGGATAAGATGTTGGCATAGTAATACGCTCATTTTATTCATAATTTTCCATCTAATTGACTTGATTAAGAGCGTGATTGAAGCATTCATGGGTATGCCCTCAAATGGCAAAACATTAATCAAACCAAAGGAGCTTATCATGACCAACATTACCATCAGCAACGCCCAGCATCGTGTTTTGGAAGATGCTGCCAACTTCCCCGAAAGCCCGATTGAAAAATTCACCGAACACTTGCCAGCCGGAGCGCGAGGCTTGATGACTCAGGCACTGGAGCGAAAAGGCTGCATCGAAAAACGCGGCGACAAACATTACATCACTGCAACAGGATGCAACGCCGTGGGACGCGATGCAACACCATGCAACGCACCTAAACCGGAAACCAAACAATCGATTATCATTGGCCTGCTCACCCGTGAGGAGGGAGCAACACTGCCAGAACTCATTGCAGCCACCGAGTGGAAGTCACATTCAGTACGCGGCCATCTTTCCAACCTGCGTAAAAAGCGCGGCATGCCGATTGAGACATTTACCAACACTGATGGCAATCGCGGTTATCGTCTGGTTGAAGCTCAAGCCTCCTGACGTTTCACCGCTACCTGCGCGAACGATTTCTTTTCACCGGCCAGCGTTGCGTTGTTGCCGGTGAACTCTTCCCACCGTTTCACAATCACATCGCAGTAAATCGGGTCTAACTCAATCAGTCGCGCCTGCCGTTTCAGCTTCTCACAAGCGATTAAGGTTGAACCTGAGCCACCGAAGGAATCTAGTACGATATCACGGCTTTTACTGGAATTCTCAATCGCACGGCACACCAGCTCCACCGGCTTCATCGTAGGGTGCAGGTCGTTAACATTAGGTTTGTTATAATTCCAGATATCACTCTGGCTGCGATCACCACACCAGTAATGCTTGCTGCCTTCAGGCCAGCCATAAAGGATAGGCTCATACTGCCGTTGATAATCGGCACGCCCCATGGTGAAAGTGTTCTTCGCCCAGATTATAAATGTTGACCAATGCCCACCCGCTTCAAGGTAAGCTTTTTGCAGCGTGTGCAATTCCGAGGAAGACATGCAGATATACATCGCACCCTTGCACACTTTTACCATGTTGGTGCAGGCATCCAGCAGGAACTGGTAAAACCCTACGCCGAGATTATCATTCTTGATCTTCCGCTTGTTGCCACGCACACTATCTTTCATGCTCTGACCATAATCGACATTGTACGGTGGATCGGTGAATACCATATCGGCCAGCTCGTCACCCAGCAGTTTTTCAATGGTTTTAGCTTTGGTGCTATCGCCGCAAATCAAACGATGATCGCCCAGAAGCCAGATATCGCCTTCCTTGGAAACAGCTACTTCAGGAGCTTCCGGAATGGCATCTTCGTCAGTGAGACCGTCCATCCCCACATCGCCCAGCAGCTTTTCAAGCTCAACAGTATCAAACCCTGTAAGATCAAGGTCAAAACCAAGATCACCTAATTCGCCCAGCTCAATCGCCAAGAGTTCTTCGTCCCATTCAGCATCTTCATGGGTGCGGTTGTCAGCCAGCCTGTACGCCTTTATCTGCGCTGGTGTAAGGCCGTCGGCGATATGCACGGGAACTTTCTTTAACCCCAGCGACTGCGCCGCCTGTAGGCGCGTGTGACCTGCAATAATGACCATTTCCTCATCCACCACAATGGGCTGGCGGAATCCATACTCTTTGATGGAAGCTGCCACCTTGGCGATTGCGTTTTCATTGTGGCGTGGATTCCGCGCATAGGGAATCACCCGACCGATTTCGATCAGTTCTACTTTCATGTTGGTTCCTGTATGTTGATTAATTCTGTGCATCCGCCATTCCAAACGAAATGGCTCAAATACCCCGTTTCGTTTGGAAACGACTTAAGTGTTTGTTTTATAAAGATTCACGCGCCGCCCAAACGAAACGAAATGCAAAGTTTCGTTTTATGCCTAGCCAAAAGCCGCGCCCTCGGCGTACCCGTAGGGGCGACCCCACGGGAGTACCTTTTTGAATCGGGCTGATTAGATGCGGTGTGTTAGCGCTGAAAGACTGTAAGATGGTAGCTCGTGCTGCGACCACCGGCATCATCTTTTTGTAAGATGCGACGGTCAACCAGGTTCGTGATATCCCTAAGCGCTGTGTCTTGGGAGCATTTGCTAATCTTCGCCCATTTGGATGAGGTTAGCTTTCCTTCAAAACCATCAAGCAACCGATTGATGATCATGCGCTGTCGTTCGTTAAACGACTCACTGGCGTGTGCATCCCAAAAGCGTGCCTTGGTCAGCACTGCTTCAAGCATTTCATCGGATGCGAGGGTGGCATGCTTTAAGCACTCTAGGAACCATTTAATCCACGGCGTTATATCCAGCGTTCCTTTTTGGCAGCTTTCCAGTACGTCGTAATACGCTTTACGCTCTGTTTGTATTTGCGATGACATGCTGTAAAAACGCTGCTTGCTTCGCTCAGATTGTGCCAGCGTCATATCAGCAATGGCACGTGCAATACGCCCGTTGCCATCATCAAACGGGTGAATGGTCACAAACCAGAAATGTGCTAAAGCCGCTTTGATGACTAAATCCGTTTCAGCTTTAGCGTTGTACCACTGAATAAAACGCTGCATTTCTTTCTCTAAACGGTCGAATGTTGGCGCTTCATAATGCACCTTTTCTTTGCCGAAAGGGCCGGAAACCACCTGCATTGCACCGCTTTTTTCATCGCGCCAATTTCCAACATTGATGCGTTGCATACCACTGCGACCAGTGGGAAAAAGTGCCGCATGCCAATCAAACAAACGACTTTTGGTAAGAGGTTTGTCGTATTTTTGTGTAGCATCCAGCATCACTTCAACGATACCTTCAACGTCTCGTGTTGCGGGTGTTGATGCACCAATATCCATACCAAGCCTACGTGCGATGGAAGAGCGAACTTGCTCAGTGTCCAGCTTTTCGCCCTCAATTTCAGATGTTTTTATGACATCATGAGTCAGTGTTTGCAGTGTAGCTTCTTCTCTCAAGTTAAAGCCAAGTGCCTCCATTCTTCCCAGTAATTTACCCTGTAGATGCCGCACATCGGCAAGCAGTACGGAGAGTTCCGCCTGATTAAATGTAAAGCTTGGCCAGTCTTTTGATTCATGGATATACATATAATCTCCGCATATTATAAGGAGATTGTAGTTGTTATTCGCCGCATTTGCAAGGTTATTTTCTGCATATCTTGCGGAGAATAGCGTAATTATTCACCGCAAATCATTTTTTAACATTTTTTGCCACAAAAACCACGCTCGCCTTTCGAAATTCGAAAGCTGCTTTTCGATTTGAGAGGCTTTGCTATCTGGATTTTATACGGCTAACGTAAAAAGCAAGGTTGCGTGCGAACTCAATTGGGAAGCGTTCCCGTATCGTTGTTTGCATCACCTGACCGTTCTCACGCTGCCGAAACAACTGCATGATGCCAGGGCCATACATCTGCTTGAGCGGTCTGCGCTCCTTGCCTTTGCGGATGTAGACCGTAGTCTTGCTTGAGCCGCTGCGGCGCGGGGCGATGAAAGCTTTGCTGTAGGTGCGTGTCTTGCCATAGACCTTTGCCTTGACCAGCCCACGTTTGCCGCCCTTTTGCTGGGTGGGTTTCTTGCTGCCCACCACAAACTCAATGAGCTGTAACGCACGGTCACGCGCCACCAGCGTTGCCCACAAGCGTTTAAAGGTTGCCTTCTGCGTTTCAATGCGCCGCTTCACACCAGCCTGTCTGCTGTTCATCTGCGGTGCGATGTGCCTGACACTTGCCACTTTGGCACTCTCAGCCACACGGTTCAGCGTACGTATTGTTGCCTGCGGTGCGACCTGTTTTTCAAGCGTGCTTAAGCTCCGACTCAATTTCTTGAGATCGTGTTGTATTGTGATATCAAATGCCAT